AAGCCATTGTTTTTTATTTTTTATTTATTATTATGGGCATATTGCAATTAATTGAATAACTCCTGCCGCATTTACTGTTCCTGAACTTTCTGCACCGCCTCCAACGTCTGCTGAATTAAAACCTTTATAGTCAGTCCAAGTAACACGTGAAGATGAAGAAGATGATCCTGAATAAATTGTATCTCCAACTTGAGGTAGAGTTCCACTACCATCATGATATAAAAGATTTGCTACATTTACATTACACATACCATCTGCTAACGAAGAAGTTCCTGATGTTCCAAAGAAAGCTGTGTTAGTTCCTCCTCCTCCTCCACTACAAGATGCAGATGAAACTACAACTCCATTTCGTACACCAATTGCAGTAGTGTTTGCTATTACGTAATACTGTATAGTAGACGTGTCATTTAAATAAGTTGAACCATTTACATCACTAAAAACAAAATTACCAATTTCTGGAATTGTATTTGTGTCTACTACAAAAGGCAACTGTACGCCAGTTGCGTTTCTTGCGAAATAATATGTTGTTGTAGCAGCAGCACAAGCTGTTGTGCTTTGAGCCGCAGACGCATTAAAGTTTGATAAAGCTATTGGACAATCAACTTCCCATCTAAATAAAGTTCCACACATAGGTGCGGAAATAATTAAATTTACAGACGTTGGTGTTGTAGCTGATTTAGGTATAACCATTGTAAAAAGAGGAGAAGTTATCGAACTTGAATCTGACGAAAACCCTACTTGATTATTTACTACTGAAAAATTTTCTTGTAAAGTTCCTTGCGAAACGTAAGCATTTCCTGTATAAGAAAAATCTTCTGGTTTATCACCTTGCGAACATGCGCCTCCTGGAGTGTTAGTATAAGAACCAACTAAAGCTGAGTTTTGATTACCAATATAAGTTGGTAACCCAGTTCCTTGATTGTCTATACCAGCATAATCAACTTGTGTACTACTTCCATTTAATAAAACAACTCCATTATGATTGTTTTTAGCAGTCATTCTGTTATAAGATACAGAATTATATGTTGACAAAACTCCATCAGGAACAGATGACCCCATATAAAAATACATAATAACAGCTCCTGTTGAATTAGCTAAATCTATATTTACACTAAAATAACCATTACCACTTTGTGAAGCAGACAGACCTTGACCACAAGACACTGAACATGTTCCGCATGGTTGAGCGTTTAATAAAACCCCATTTAATTGTTGTCTTATAATATTACCTTGTGCATAAAATCCGTCTGGAGCTGCTGTTGTTAAAGTAGTATCTGTAAACAAAGAAGATGCTTGAGAAAAATTTAATCCATCAAAACAATATGTTCCTAATGCTGCCATTTATTTTTGTTTTTAAGGGCAATCAGTTACCGCGGTAACTAAGCCAAATTGATTTACTGTTATATATTTAGAATTTGGTGCTATAGCAATTCTATAAAGCCCAACTGGTAAATTACTTCCGACAGCTCCGTCACTTGCTGAATATACAAAATCTCCATAAACTGGAAGTGTATTACTTCCTGAATGATAAAATGTTTGAGTTAAAGGTTGTTGACAAACTATATTTAAATTTGTTTGAACTGAACTACTTTGATATGCAGTAAATGTAAAATCACAATCACAACATGCTGAAGCAGCTGATGTTGCATCATAACAAAACTGCTGACAACTTGTTAACCTATAATCATTTATTAAATATAAATATTTGTTTCCTAAAGGCAATGATAATCCAACAATAGTAGATTGATATAATCCTGTTGATGGACTTATTACACTACCGTTTGGAATAGTTGTAGCTGCTGTTAATAATGAAGCAATATCTGTTTCATTATTTGCATATAAAGTGTTGCTTGATAAATATTTAAAATTATCATTTGGATAAGCCCAATCATAAGTATCAAAATTTATTTTATTAGATCGTATTGTTAAATCAACTCCACTATAAGGAAATACTCCTAATGATCTAACTCCAACTTGTGCATCATAATATGAAGCCACTACATTGCTGTTTCCAAATTCAACTAAATCTGAATCAACTGGACTAATATTAGCGGTATCTTCCCAAAAATATTCTGCATGAATAAATTTACCTGCTTGTTCAGCTGAATTTATCGCTATTTTTACAACAGTTATATTAACTTCTGTAACACATTCTGCTGTTAAAGTAAATGATGCTGCTGAAATTGCAGTAATAGTAATTGTAGCGTTTGTTGGAGTATTTAAAGTTTTATCAAAACTAAATGTACCAGAACCTGTTAAAGTACTACTTGTAGTAGTAACACCATTCCATAATACAGATATTGTTATTGACCCTGAAGAAATATTAAAATTAAAATCAGCTGTTCCAATTAATGCACCATAATTTATAACTGAAATAATTGTTTGATTTAATGCCAAATTACTTCTTTGTAAACTATATCCACATTGTAAAATTTCTGGAGGTAATGGAATTTTTTCACAATTCATTCCTAACACATACTCATTCATATAAGGATCAAATGCACCTAATTTTTGAGTTTGAATAGAAGTATAAAATTCATCTCTAAAAAATGAACGTAATCCGTTTTGAGATATTACTTCTAATGTATCAGTTGAATAACTAAGACCTCGTAATTTTATTACAGCACCTCTTTTAACGTCTGTAAAAAACATATCAGAGCCATGAGCAACAAAACTTTCAGGATTATAACTAATACCATATTCTTCTATACGAGCAATTTGAGTTCCTAAAATTTCTGGAACTGAAGCAATAACTCCACCTCCTACACTATCACTAATTAAATTTTTACTTGCTAAAACATAAGTTATTCTGTCTTCTTGAAGAACTAATATATCTGTTTGTCTTGGATGCATTTTTTGAATTGGTCCAAAAGTTGTTTCACAATCTTTAAAATTTACTAATCCTAAATTAAATTCATTAAGATTATTAATACCACTGTTGCTACTAAAAACACCACTATAAGTTATACTTTCAAATCTATCTGCTTCTTTAAAATCTTGATTAGAAACAGCCAATGTTCTTTGTCCTAATGTAAAAGATCTTCCTGCTAATTGATCTTTAATTTTAAAACTTTCAACGCCATTACCAAAAGTAAAACAATCAATAAAATTTAAATTTACTACAGCATCTAATACATTGGTTTGATTTTGATCTCCAGCATCAGTGTCCGTTCCTGATAAATGAAATCCTTGTGGTTGTGTTATACTAAATGATTGAGATGCATCAAAATATAATTCAGCATTAGCATCAGCTGATTCTGTTTCAAAAACTATTAATGTATTAGCTCTTTCTACTATTATTTCAACTTCTAAATCAGCTGTTCTATTTTGTTGAAAAATAGGCACTCTTGCACATCCTGTCATTCCTGAAGAAACTCCAAGATATAAAGGGTCATTTATGCCATTAGGAGCATCTTGAACCCATTGAAAAGTTACTTGATCTCTACGACATATTACGTTTCTTGCTGCTCCTTCATTACCTGTTGGTCCAGCATTTGGAACAGGAACTGGTAAAAGTGCAGGTTCATATATAGCTGGAGTTTCTTCATCTATTTCTCCAGGAACTGCTATGTCTGGATTAATATTGTCTCCAATCCACCATCTTCTTAAATCTGTATAATCTCTTGTTGCTACAAATACTTGTTCCCATTTCCATAATCTTTGCTCACAAAGACCTCCATTAAAAGTGTCATTTCTAAAAGCTTCAATGTTAATAGTTATTCTTGATCCGCCAGGAACAGTATAATTTGATGTTGTTGTTATTGGATTAGCTGGATCAGTATTGTCTATTGATGTTGTAAACGCTTCATATCCAATTTTTCTTTTAAAAGCACATCCTCGTGCTGCTGATCGTACTTTTATATTTCCATTATCTATAACTGAATCATCAGGTATTACAATATTAAAATTTTGACTTTTAATTTGCATATACAAACCTTTTAATTGGCTTGAATCTTCACCTAATTCATTATCATCACCTAAAAAATTTGTAGGTTCAGCTGTAATATCTAAAACTTCACAAGTTTCTACTCTACTTAATGCACCATCAACATCTGCTTTTACAGTTAATGTATCTCCTTTTGCAACTTTATTAGCGTTATCGCCTTCAAGTTTAAAGAATACCATGTTATCACTTGGTCTTACATAGTAAAAATTAGAAAATATTGTTTCGTAAGGTCCTTTACTTGGTTTAACTACAAATTTATATCGTTCAGCCCAATAAGGCGCTCTCGATGATACTGCAACTTGTATGCTATTAGAGGTTACACTACTTCCTGGTTCAACATAAACTGTATTAAATTCAGAAACTAAAACTGTAGAAGACCTACCATATTCATCACTATACACAATACCTGTTTCAAAATCACGATTACTATGTAAACTTCCAGTATTTGAATCAGTTGTAAATGTACCTTCAACACTTACTATATTAAAATATTCATATAAATCAGTGATTACAATGTTAGCTGGATCAGTGTTGTCAGTGTTTCTATATTGCATTGCAATAGTTTGAATTGTACAAGTGTCCAGACCAGGTGTAACACCTGAAATTCTAAAGCCTTGTTGTAAAACAGCATCCGTAATACCACTATTAAATTTTGTCCAAGATCCAACACCAATAGCTGGCGAAACTACTTCGTTATTAAAAAAATCTGTTAAAGAATTACCAGCATCAGCGGTAGGAATAGGGTTAAAATTTGTATTAAGTATTGTACCGATTGCGTTTTGAAACGTAGGATCATTAAAGAAATCATAAGCTGATGTAAATGTATCTTGTAAACTTATATTAATTGATAGACTAAAAGGAGCGTTTGCAAAAAGAGCATTATCACTACATGCTTGATTAGTATTTACTTTACAAACTCTTTTATTACTTTCAAAATTAAAATTAAAATTAATTATAGCGCCTTTTTTTAATTTATCACTAACAGTAGATAAATTTATTGTAGCAGCAGAATTTACAATTTGTTCTGTAGCAGCTGCATTAATGGTATAATCTATACCAGTGGATAATACTGCTAACGGTAATTCTACAAACCCAATTGTTTTATTAATTAGACTTGTATTATAATCAATTGCAATATTAGAACCGTTTGCATCAGGTCTTGAAATGTTGTATCCATCAACGTAATTTCCATACATTAATCTATTTCCTTGTATTGTTTGAGCTTTTGCTAATCTTGGAACATTATCATATTGACGAAGTAATTCGTCAGAACCTAATACAGTATATATTTTATTATTAGTAAACGTATAACTTTTAGTAGTGTTATTAGCCCAACCAAAATCTTCTTTTTTAAATCGTTCTATTACATTTAATGTATTTGAATTTGTGTCTTTAAATAACAAATCAACTTCTTTTACTCTTGAACTACCAGTTGAAAATGAAATATCAACTCCGTTATATGTATTTTGCATACCATCATTCCAAAAGTTTTTTGTACTAAATTGAAATGGTCTTGGAACAAAAGCTGGATTTGTAAATAATGATGTTGCACTATATTGTCCATCAACATATCTATATCTATAAGCAAAACATAAAAATCTATTTTCTATATAATTTTCATTTCCTGCTAAATTTAAAAAACTTATGGATGGTGCTGGTAAAGGAATGTTAGTTCCAACTACGTTTTCAAAACCAGGTGGTTTAACAATAACACTAATATCTTCTTCAATTATTTGATCTACATTATTTATAGGCTCAGGATAACTTCTATTAATGTTTATTGAACGTGGTGGATTTAAATCATCTGTAAAGAATAATAAATTTTCAATTAAGTCTACACCAGTTATTAAATACTGTTTGTTAAATTTTAATACTTCTGTAGATACAACATGATAGTTAACTATTTCACTTGTTGTATTGTATGAGACAATTAAATCTACAACTCCTTTTGGGTTTGAACTACCAGCATCATGAATAAACCAATATATAGTTTCTCTTACACCATCTTCATAAGCACCAATACAAATAGCTTGATTACTTAGTGGGGCATTGTTATATTCTATTGTAGTAAGTTGAGTATTACCTTTAGAGTTTTCAACAGCACCAATTTCTGTGGTTTCTGTTGAACCTAATCTAACATTCATAGCATCAATGTACTCACCTGGAGGCAGAAGTCTTTCATCTACCGACTTATTCATTCTACCTGCAATAAAATTTGTTGTAACTATTGGCATATTATTTTATCCATTTATTCTGGCCTCTTAAATTCATTAAAAGTCTGCCAGGGTGTATATTACTTAATCTAATTTTTGCATTTCGCAATAAAGACGATTTGTCTTTTCTTGCTCTATTAACAATATATTCTTGTATGCCTAATCTACCATTTAAAATAGAAAATTTAACATAAGCATAAATATATTCTTCAAATAATTTATTTACTTGAACATTTCCGTCAACTCCATTTTCCATACCATCAGAAACATATTCTAAAACTATTGATGCAGCGTTAGAAATATTACTAAAATTAATAACTCCTGATTGTTTGTCAATAGTAAATGTAGGATTTGCGTTTGCTGTTTCTGTATTTAAACCAAAACGCGCACCAATACCGTAATCAAAATACCAATTGCCATCACAACAATATCCTTCAGCCCCATTATAAGCACTGCTTTCGTTTAAGTAAATACTTTTTGTACCACCTAATATTCTTCCTAAATCAAGTTCTGAATCTTGTGGTCTTAAAACATTTCCATCTTGATCAAATAATATTCTTGATTGATTGTCTTGTAAATAAGCAGATGCCCAATTTGTTTGTATATTTTCAGTTAAAGGTTTTAATACACCATTTTCATAAACTGATATTCTTACCCAATTTACATAATCTTGTGGTAAAACAAATCGCAATTGATTTGTGATATCTAACTGAAGGATTTTTATTTCCTTCATAGCATCATAATTTAATTCTTGTATACCTCTTTTGGCATGAAATAATATTTGATACCTTTCAATGTTATTTATTAATTCATGGTTTCCTTGATACATTAACATGAAATTATTAACAATATCAGCTAAAGAAACATATTGATATGATCCCCAATTCGCATCGTTTGGGTTCGTTCCTGAATTTTCGTAATATGCGTAATCGTTTATATATGCCATAATCTATCCTTGTTGTTGTTGTTCTTCTTGTAATTCAGCTTTTCCAAATTGATAAACGTCTGCTTCTCTTATTTCTACTCCAACGTATTGACATATTTTAGCTATTAAAGCTGGCTCGTCAGATAAAGGTAATTCAAAATCTTGAAAATCAGCCGCTGTAGGATCAAATAAAGGTTCTCCTAATGGTAATGTAGCATATGTCCAATTAGGCGGCAAAGGGTATCTAACGTATTGCGCATAGACTGTCCCTGGTGTCACCAAAGTTCTTGGGTATACATTTATAAGATTGCCTGTAATTGTTGTTGTAGCGTTGCCTAAAACGTATGCAGGATAACCTAAAGATGGTGCTGTAAGTGGCGAAGAATTTAAATAAAATATTTTATTTTGATTAACACGCTCAATTTCTACTATATTAGTTTCTGATACCACAGTATAAGAATTTCCTATTGTAGCAGCTGTTCCAAATATACTTGTACTTAAAGTTAATTGAGTGTTACTATCAACACTAACAACATAAGCTGTTTGCCCAGCTGTAGCGCTTGCAATTGACGTAGATGAAACAAGTTGTCCTGCTGTCACCGTACTTGTAAAAGTAGCTGTAGCGTCAGTTAAAGTCAATGCACCTGCTGCTGTTGTTGTTCCTGATGTACTTACTGTTGGATAATGATTAATTTTATTAATTAAATAATAGTTGTTTGGTAAGTTATAAAGATTTGCTCCAGAATTTATTAAAGTCTGTGTAGAAGAAAAACTATCTATAACTTCTACTAAACCTTTTGTAATATCAGCATATC